GCCACTGCCTACTGGGTTGCGGAGAACGCCGCCCCCACCGAGAGCCAGCAGGTTCTGGGTCAGATCGCCATGGCCCCCAAGACCATCGGCGCCTTCACCGATATCGGCCGCAAGCTGCTGCTCCAATCCTCCATCGACGTAGAAGCCATGGTCCGGAACGACCTGGCCACCGTTCTGGCCGTGGAACTGGACCGGGTAGGGATCAACGGCACCGGCACCGCTCCCCAGCCCCGCGGTATCCTGAACCAGTCGCCGCTCATCAGCATCGTAGCCGGCGGGACCAACGGCCTGGCCCCCACCTGGGCCAATGCCGTGGCACTGGAAACCGCCGTGGCTGTGGGGAACGCCGATGTGGGCACCCTAGGCTACCTGACCACGACGAAGGTCCGGGGCGCGTTCAAGTCGACCCAGAAAGCCACCAACCTCCCCTTCATCTGGGAGAACGGAGCGACCCCGGGCGAGGGGATCGTCAACGGGTACCGGGCCGTGGCCACCAACAACGTTCCTTCCAACCTGGTCAAGGGTTCGTCGGGTTCGATCTGTTCCGCCATCATCTTCGGCAATTTTGCCGATGTCATCTTCGGGCTCTGGGGTGGTCTGGATGTTCTGGTTGACCCCTACACCGGGAGCTCCGCCGGGACCGTCCGGGTCCGCATCCTGCAGGACGCCGACGTAGCCATCCGCCGGGCGGAGTCCTTCGCCGCCATGGTTGACGCCCTGGCCTGATAACGGACCGGCACACAGGTATACCCCCCTGTGTGCCGGGCAGGTGTTATCAGTATACCGAGCTCTGCACCATACCGAGGAGCAGCCGATGAGACTGGCCACGAAAAACGAAATATTGATTCTGCTGGGTGGCTGTGTGCCGCTCTTTGCTGCACATTGTATTTCTGCGGCGGGAGCCGCCACGAAATTCCTCTTCGATAATGCGTCATCGTTTGACCTGGATTCGGCACTGGTCTCCGGGATGATCGCTCAACTCAACACGGCGGGGATCGTGGACGCGGATTGCGTGGCTCGGTTTGCGGAGTTCGGGGTGGTGACTCCGGAGCCTCAACCGGTTGGCCCGTTCCGCTACCGAGTTCCGGCAGACTCCATTATTCCTGACGGCGTAATCAGCGCGCCTGACGCCTCGCTTCCCGGGTTCATCATCATTACCAGCGAGACTCCGATTGATGGGAGGCAGACATTATGACGCAAACAGTGCTTACCGCACCCTTCACCGCTCAATCCATACCGTCGGCCACTACCGGGTTGACGCAGGCGACAGCCTCGACTATCGGCGCTGCTGTCGGTCTCGCTCTGCAAATCTATTGGAATGTCACCACGGCATCCGCCGCGTGGTCTCTGCTGGTTGAGGTTTTGGTCTCCCTGGACGGCATCACCTACGACACCAACGCCTTTTGCAGCATGACGTTGAGTGTTACCGGTGCGACGGCACAATCGGCCACCATGGCGATTCCATACGCGGAGGACATACCGTATCTCAAAGTTCGGCTAACCACGCCGACGCTGGCAAGCGCGGCCTCAATCGTTACTGCCGTACTGCTGAAGACTACCCCGTGATACTGAAGCCGTTCCGCATCTCCAAAATAAACTGGGGCAATCCTATATCCAGAGGGCTGATGTTCTACTCCCCTCTCAACGAGATGGCGGGTCCAGCGCGTGAACTGGTGTCCAACTCAACCCCGATAATGCCGAACTATACGGGTACTTGGGATTCCAACGGCTTACGTATGGACGCCCAATATGCGCCTAGGTGGAAGTGTCCTTATAATGGGACTACCGATGAAATAACGACGTTGGTGTTTTCTGAATTTGCTCCTACGACCAACAAGTACTACTTATCAAACATGGATGGAACCGCTGTAAGCCCTCCAGCGGGTATGTGGGTGTTGGGAACTATAGGGACCACCAACTACGGCTTCAATATGTGGAATGGCGGGGGGTGGGTAAATCTGAACGTAACAGGAGTCAACGATAACTTACCCCATGTTTATATGGGGGTTAAAAGAATGTCCGGCTCCAGTATGGTTCTGGCGGTTTACAAAGACGGAATCCTTGGAGCGCAGTCCTCGCCCACGACGAATTACAACATATCATCGGCATTGCAGAGTATTGGTTTTGGCCCCTTTGGGGGAGATACGGCAAGTTGGTCCACCTATCAGGGCGTCGGCACACGTAGAGTGGCTGCCGTGTGGAATCGGGCATTATCTCCGGCTGAGATAGCCTCCATCAGCGCCAACCCCTGGCAACTCCTGGCGCAGTCGTCGGCCCGGTCGATTCTGGATAGGCTGTCACAGTTCGTTCTCTGGGATGCCGCTTTGACCTTGGGCGCAGCGCCCGGATGGAGCGGTTCGGCACAGGCGCGATTTTCCGCTGGGGCGGGATTTCCGGCGGTCTCCGGATTCTCCGATATGGGGAATGCTCAATTACTGGCGTTGGCGGACCTGACGGGAATAACGGCGTTGTCTCCGGCGGCGCTGGCACAGTTAAAGGGAGCACTGGCTCTGAGTTCCGGCGCGGCGCTGTCCCCGGCTCTTACGGCACAGCTGTTGGCTGGTCTCAATTTGACGGCGCTGGCGGCTCTGCAACAGGAATATCCCGGCGCCGTGGCGTATCTGCTCCGGATGCTGTTGTCCGGGGGGGTGCCGCTGATCAGCGCCACCGGAGCGGCTCCGACCATACGTGCTACGGGCGGCACGCCTACCATCACCTTTTCAGGGGAGTAACCATGGATTTTGCGACACGAATCAAGCAGCGCTATACGGCAGAGTGTTACGGCCCTGACGGAGTGCTGAAATGGAGCGATACCTTTGACAACCTGGTGACGACGGAGGGGCTGAACAAGTATCTGGATGCCACTCTGAAAACCGGATTGACGACTCCGGCGTGGTATGTGGGGGTGGTGACGGCCAAGAGCACCGGCTATGCCGCGGGCGATACCCTGGCGTCTCACGCCGGTTGGACGGAAGGTACCCCCTATGCGGGGAATCGTCCGGCCTGGACACCGGGTGCCGTCGCGGCGGGGAGCGTGGACAATTCAGCGGCCAAGGCAAGCTTTACCCTCAACGCCACGGCTACGGTATTCGGCTGTTTCTTGTGCGCCGCAACCTCCGGTACCGCGGGGATCTTGCTGGGGGTGGGGGATTTCTCCGGGGGGAGCAAGGGGGTAGCTGCCGGTGATACGCTCCAGGTGACCGTGACATGCAGCCTGTCATAGTCCCGGAAAAGACGACGTATGTGGTGACTCTCTCCTTTGCGGATGACGCCGGGAATGCGGTGACGCCATCATCGGGGACCTACCGGGTGGATGACGTGGAGAGCGGGACGGAGATCAAGGGGACCACGGCTTTTTCTCCCTCCGGATCACCCTGTCAACTGGTAATAGCCGCGACGGATAACGCCATGCATGATCCGGCCCGAACGAGCGAGCGGCGGCTGGTGACGGTGACGGTGCAGTACGGCGCGGGGCGGCAGATCACCGGGGAACATCTCTTTATCATCCGCAATCTGGAGTACATCGCATGATGTTAACGACCATTCAAACGGCCTTTACCACCGCGTTAACCGGGCTGGGTCTCTTTAAGGATGTGGGGCTCTGGCAGGGGGATCTGGATGCGGCGACGCAGAATCCGGCGCGGCTGCCGGCGGCCTGGATTCTCTTCACCGGGGCACGCTACGGCGCTCCTCGCACCATCGGCGCCACGGTGGCGCCGGCTGAATTGGGTTTTGCCGTGGTGGTGGTCTGCCGCAATCTGGCCGGACCGGGGAAAGGGACGGCGCAGAGCTATGAACTGGTGGAGCAGGTGGTGGCGGCGCTGACCCGGCTGAATACCGGGTTCGGTCAATCCTGGCCCGATGGGGTGGAGCTGGTAACCATGGAACGAGGTATTGCCGCCTATGCCGTCAGCGTGACGGTGAAGACGAATCCGTGAGGCAAGGGACAATTGACAAGGGACAATGGATAATTGTCAGCTGTCAATTGTCAATTATCCATTATTGAAAAGGAGAGAATATGAAACAGCTTATCTACAACGGGGACATGGGGCCGAACATCACCATCGGGGGGATTCCCTTCACTGCCGGAGAAATCGTGGAGGTTAACGATGATGCCCTGGCCGACGAGTTGTTGCGCAAGCCGAATCTCAGCGAAGCGCCCCCGGTGGTGACCACTAGCGGCAAGAGCGCCAAGGCTGCCGCTGATTCGGTCATCATCAACCCCTAACCCGTAAGGGCGAAGCAAGCCTCGCCCCTACCTTCACTCTTCAAACTTCAACCTTCAACCTGTTGTAAAGGAGATCATCATGCAAGGTTTAGGCTCCCGAGGGATACTCGGCATCCAGTATGAAGCAACCTACGGGGTCCTCCCCTCGGCGGACGTGCCGGTCATTCCGGCCAATCTCACCAAGGTCTATATTGAAACGGAAGGGTTCAAGGCGTCGCGCAACCTGGTGGCGTCGTCAGTAATTACCGGGGTGCGCCACTCCACCAAGCCGCTCTTGGGGAATATCGACGTGCAAGGTTCCCTGGCCACGGAGTTGGGCTCCACCCTGGGGATGCTCTTCTACGGCGCCACCGGCTCCGTGGCGACGGTCACCAATGCCAGCACCGGCGGGGAAAGCGTCGGAACGGCATTAACTCCCAGCGCGGTTACCACCGATTCCACCACCCAGACCATGACTCTCACCGTGGCCAGTAACGCGTCCGCCCTGGTAGGGACCACCATCACCCTGGGAGCGGCCTCTACCATTAACTCGGTGGATGTTTCCAGTTATCGCTTCCGGGTGATCAAACTGATATCTACCACGGGGATCATCTGCCGGCTGCCGGCGGGACTGGCGCCTGCCGGGACCGGCATCGCCGCGACCTTTACCGCCGCCAACGTGAAAGTGGGAGTCATCGGCAACTCCTACACCCATACGTTCAAGTCCGGCGGCATCCTTCCCAGCTTCGTGGTGGAGAAAGGGTTTACCGATATTGCCCAATACTTCCTCTACACCGGTTGCAAGGTGGGGAAGATGACGCTGAACCTGGACCCGGAGGCCGTGCAGAAGATCAGCTTCGACTTTACCGGCAAGAATGAGGCGGTGTCCACCGCCTCCTGCAACGCCACCGTGACCGACCTGGGGAAAAACTCTTTACTGGGCTCCATGATCGCCTCGCTCAAGGAATCCGGCGGCACCAATGACTTGACCTCCAAGGTGACCAAGCTGGATATCACCCTGGATAACTCCCTGGACACCAGTATCTACTGTCTCGGTGGCGTGGGGCAACGGGCGGCTATTCCCGAGGGACTCTCCAAGGTAACCGGCACCGCCTCCATGATCTTCGAGAATGTGGTGCTCTACAACAAGGCTGTCAGCGGGACCAAGACCGACTTGGTGGTGGTGATCAAGAACGGCACCGGCTCGGGGTTATTGAACAATGAGCAGTTGACCATCACCATTCCGGAGTTGATCTTCAAGCAGGAGACCCCGGTAATCGCCGGAGACAAGGGGCTGATGGTGACTTTGGCCTTTGAGGCGTTCTACGAGAGCGGTAGCGGTAAGACCTCGCTACAGCTGGATCTGCTCAACACGGCCATCACGATTTAGAAACCGTGAAACGTGAATGGTGAATGGTGAAAAGATCAAAGGCTTCATTCACCATTCACTATTCACCATTCACAGCTTATTCACCATTCACCACTCACGAGGTTTTAAATGAATCCTTACGCCATGTTCAAGACCAATGTCGCCGCCGAAGCTGATCAGGGAATTGCCCTGGATTACGGCTCTTTCTCCATCAGGATCAACCGGGCCGGTGGCTCTAACAAGCGGTATGGTCAGGAACTGACCCGCCGTCTGAAGCCGTATCGGCGGCAGATCGATAACGATACCCTGGACAACGCCGTGGCCGAGAAAGTGATGGCCGGACTCTATGCCGATACGGTGGTCATCGGCTGGGACGGGGTCACCGACGAGAACAACGCTCCCCTCCCCTTTTCCCGGGAGAACTGCATCAAGCTCTTCACCGATTTGCCGGAACTGTTCCGCGATGTCCAGGAGCAGGCGGCCAAGGTGGGGAACTTCCGGCTGGAAGAGCGGGAAGATGATGCAAAAAACTCAAACAGCTCCTCCGCTACGAACTGAAGCACGGCGAGGAGCTGCAGGCGGCTTTGGAATACCGGGAAAAAACGGGTGGTATGGCCGATATCATAGCCAACCGCCCGGTGCTCAGTCAATGGAGCCTCCCCTGGTGGGAGGCTTTTTCCTTACTTTCGGGAAGCAGACCTTGGACCATGGGAGGCCCGGCCGCCATCTCGCTGACCGAGGTGGAAGCATACTGCCGATTGAAAGAGATCGATGATCCGGATGAAGTGGATGAATTGTTGTATCAGGTGAGAAGGTTGGACGGTATCTGGCTGGAAGAGCAGGGGAAGAAGACGGCGACGTAGGGGCACGGCGCGCCGTGCCCCTACCGGCAGGTGAGAAGCACAAACCCGATGGCGGCGGCAGCGGCCAGATGGGGGGAGATGAAGCTTGTCATGATCAGAATAAGGAACAGCAGTACGAATTTCATGGGAACAGTTTACGGGGCTTTAAACCCTTTGTAAAGAGGTAGTCATCATGGCCGGATCAAATGTCAGTATCGCCATAGAGGTGCAAGGGGTAGCGCAAGCGGACGCCGCCGTCAAGGTGGTGAAGCGGAGCCTGGAGGATCTGGGGACCAGCGGTACTGAGGCGGGGCGCGGCGTGCAGGTCGTGAAGCGAAGCCTGGACGATCTGGGGAGCGGTTCGGCTTCTACCGCTCCCTCCTTGCAAAACCTTTCCTCGTGTATGACGTCCCTTGAATCGTGCTCTTCCCTGCTGCGGTCGTACCTGCAAGCGCTGCTTACCGTCAAGCTGAAAGATTTCTTCATGGAGGCAGTGGGCTCCACCGTCATGTTTGCGGCCAATGTGGAGTTGGCCAACCGGGCTCTGGGAGTAATCGGCAACGCCACCGGTCATACTGTGGCGGAAATGACAAAGTATCGGGACGCGCTGAAAGAGATCAACATTACTACTGCCACGGCAACCAATGTTACCACCCAGTTTGCCCGTTCCGGATTGCCGCTGGAAAGCATGAACAAACTGGCCGCCGGAGCACAGGGTGCCGCCATTGCCTACCAGATGATGACGGGAGAGACTATTTCTTCGTCACAGGCGCTGGATAAGATGACCCGAGCCATCCAAACCGGCATGGTGGTCGAACTACACCAGTTGGGTATCATGGTGAGCCAGAAACAGATTCAGAAGGAAAACGGCGGCCAGCTGGATGAATATACCCGCAAGCAGGAACTGTTGAAGGCCGTACTGAAGGATTTGGGGCCGTTGACGGAGCTGTACGCCAATTCTCAAGATCTGGCCGCAAAAAAGATCTCTTCGGCGAAACGGCCCATAGAAGAGTTGAAGTTGGCGCTGGGGGAGCTGTTCTTGCCGGAATTGTCCGCTGCCGCCACCGGTTTTTATGAGACCGTTTCCGGTGGTATGAAGTGGGTAAAAGAACATGCAGCAACACTCAACACTTTGAAACAGGTTATACAAGATGTCTGCTCCGGCATACAATTCGCTGCGGTTGCGTTGGGAGTCTATACCCTGGCGGTGATGGCGGCTACTGCCGCCACCACAAATTTCGGCATCGCCGCTAAACTGTCGGCAGTTTGGCAAATGCTCCAAACAGAGATGACCTTGACCGGGGCCGCTATGAAGACGACCACGGCGGTGACCGGGATCATGGGGGAGACGATAGTAACGTCGGCGGAACGGGCAACCATCGCTATGAAGAGCCTTAATTCCGCCTGTCTCGTGATAGCGGTCGCCTTGGCCGCCTGGGAGATCGGAACATTGCTGACCAAATTTGAGTGGGTACGCAAGGCCGGGGTTTTGATGGTATACGGCGTCATGGGGGCTTGGAACGAATTCGTCTTTATGACGCAGAAGTTCAAAGTATCGTGGAATCCCTTCGGAGACGAGGCGGAACAACAGGCGAATCTGGCGAAAGTGGAGGCGGATAGGAACAAATGGCTGGCAGAGTTCAAAAAGAACTTTGCCGAGCAGATGAAGGATCAGGAAAACCCCGTAACCGGTTCAGGGGCTAAGCCGTATCAGGATAATGCCCGAATTCTGGCTGATGGGGTAAAACGGGCGGCGGCGCAGAAGGCCGAGGCGGCGTTAAAGGATGCGGAACAGGCCAAGGAGTTGGCGGAAAAACAGGCCAAATACGATAAGCAGGTACAAGACACCACCTACGCGGTAATCAAGCAGTATTCCGAAAATGCCCGAAAACTTCAGGCAGATCAGACCAAGGATTCTCTGGCACAGCTGCTGTATGAAAAAGAGATGGGGCTGCGCACGGTCAAATCATACCTTGACGAAAAATACGCTCTGGAACGGGCAGCGTCCGCACAAGAGGTGCGCGAAGCTCAAAAACTTGTTTCTGATAAGCAAAAGACTCTGGATGCCATGAAGGTCAATCCGGCGGTGGATGCCGTGATGTTCAAGCAGGAAGAGTTGAAACTTGCCCAGGCACAAGGAGCTTTACAGCTTGCTCAGGAGAAGCAGGGGAATCTGGAGGGGGAATATTGGCGGGAAGCAGGCAAGGCTATTGCCGCGGCTCGTACGGAACTTGAAGGATACGAGACCAAACTTAAAGAGATCTCGATGACCGAGGCGGATAAGGCACAGGCCAAAATAGGCGACACCTATCGCCCCGCACTGGATAAAGCGCTTACCCAGCAGGGTGGCGCCACCAATCCGGCGGAGCAGGCAGCGGCTGATAAGCTGGTAGCCACCATCGGGGAACTGATCGTAGAGGAAAGCCGACACGCCACTCAACAGCAACTCTTCGGCCAGCGTGAGGCGCAGATCACCCTGCTCAAGGCACAGGGGACCGTGGTGGAGGCGCAACAACAACAGGAACAGCTCGACGCGGATAAGGCGATTCTCTCGGGGAAAGATCTGCTGACCACCGCGTACTTGAAACAGGCAAACGCCATCAACGCGATTAAGGCGGCACAGGATCGGGCCAACGTCGTGACGGATATGACCAGCTCCACGGCGATCATGAACGAGGCCGACCCCTATAAGAAGAAGCTGTTGCAGATGGAGGCCGCGTATCAAAAGGAAATCAAGGATACCAAGAGCCATCTTGAGCAGCTGAATAAAATCAGAAATGACGGCGGGACTGCGTATCTGAACGACAGCAAGAATATCGACAAGGATATCGCCGCTTCCAGTGCCTGGCTGACGGCCAAGGATAAGGAGAATCACGACAACGTCACCCAGGCCAAGATGACCATGACGGCGGATTACCTGAATGTCGCCGGTCAGGCCTTCACCGCCCTGGCTGAGACGCAGGATCAGAGCAGCCGCCAAGGGTTCGAGACCGCCAAGGCACTCAATATCGGCGCGGCCATCATGAGCACGGCGGCGGCCATCATCGGCCAGTTGGCCGGGCCGGATGCCTGGACACCTATAGCGTGGGCTCGGGCCGCCATGGCTGGAGTCATGGGGGCGGTGCAGGTGGCCAAGATCGCTTCCACCACCTTCAAGGGAGGGGGTTCGGCGTCATCGGCGGGGGCATCCGGATCATGGGGCGGATCAAACGGCGCTTCTTCGTCGGTGGGTTCGGGGATCAGCGCCCCCACCACGTCCATTCGGGACAGTCAATCTCAGGCGGATCTGACCCGCATCGCCGGGAGCATGGAGAGCGCCAGCATCGCCCTGGTGAAGGTGGCGGACGGCTTGACCAAGATTGCGACGCTCTTCGAATCGGGGACCGGGAAGTATCTGGGTGGGGCGCTCTCGTCGGTTTCCATCGACAACAGCGGCGGCGGGGTGCCTCTGGCCAACAGTAACGGCTTCTGGAGTTCTACCAGCAACGGCGCGGCTATGGGAGCGACCATCGGCTCCATCCTCGGACCGCTGGGAACGGTGGTGGGTGGGGTCATCGGCTCCGTTATCGGGAGCACCATGAATGCCATGTTCGGCAGCGGCAACAGCTGGTACACGAAGAATTCCGGGCTGAGCCTGGGGATCTCCGGGGGGGCGTTGACCAATCAGGCGTATCTCAACGAACAGAAGGATGGGGGATGGTTCAGCGGCAACGAGACCCGGACCGGTTATGTGGCCGCCAATTCCCAGGCAACGGCGGCCATTAACAGTTATCTTGGTCAAATCACCGCGCAGGTTTCCCGTTCGGCGGCGGTCATGGGGACGACGGCGGATCTGGGAAGCGCCACTCTTACCCCCTCGCAGATCCAGACCAGCGGCCGGAGCGCCGCCGATATCCAGAAGGATCTGGAAGCATGGTTGACCACGGCGGCGGGGGCCTTTGCCGGAACTATCAAGAACCTGGATCAGTATATCTTCCCGGGAGAAGACAAGTTCACCGGCCTGATCCGGCTGGCTACCAGTCTGCAAGGGGTGAATATCGAGCTGGCCACCATCGGCGGGACCCTTATCGAATCGACCATGAAGGGAGCGGATGCCGCCTATAATCTGGCTTCGGCTTTCGGCGGGCTGGATAAGTTGCAGTCGGCTTCGGCGACCTATCAGAAGGCGATGTTCACTGATACTGAGCAGGCGGCCATGAAGGCCGCGGGGGCGGGATTACAGGTGACATCGGCCTTTGCGGAAATGGGGGTGGCGGTGCCGGCCACCAAGGAGGGGTTCAAGAGTCTGGTGAACGGGTTGGATCTCACTACCGACCGGGGACGGGCGCTCTTTGCAGCGCTACTGAATGTTTCGGATAGTTTCGCCACGGTGATCAACCAGGCGGATACCCTGGCCAAGACGTTGCGGGAGAGCACTCAGGATCTGACGGTACGGGAGATGAATGTCACCGGGAACACCACCGGGGGGACGCTGACGAAGCTGGCCTTTGATCAGGAGCAGGAGCGGCTGGATTACGCGGCCAAGGGGCTGGATCTGACTCGGCTGTTGGTGGTGCAGCAGCTGGAGTGGAACAAGGCCATTACAGACACCACCACGGCAATCATGGCGCAGACGACGGAGCTTTCCACCTACGCCGAAACGCTCCGGACCAAGCTGAGCGACGCCTTGACGGGGGCCATCTCCGTGGCGGACGCTCTCCTTCAGATGAAGAGCACCGATGCCTCGTTGACACCGCTGCAGAAGCTGAACGCGGCCAGGGATACCTACACGTCCACCCTGACTACGGCCAAGACCGGGGACGCCACCGCCATGGGAGCGGTGGGGGGAGTGGGTCAGGCGTATCTGGACGCGGCCAAGAACTACTTCGGCACCGCCGGCGGCAGTTATCAGGCGATCTACGACAGTGTCACCGGATCGGACGGCCTAGGAGGGCTACTGGGAGTGGGGAACGCCACAGTTTCGGAACTGACTTTGGTGCGGCAGGCGCTGGTTGATGTGAAAAAAGCCGTGGACTTGGGGACTAATGCCACGGATGGGGTGGACAATACGACCTTGACCCAGTTGCAGGCGGTCATCGGCACTACGGCAACCATGTCGACCTATCTGGAGCAGTATCTGCAGGCAGATGCGGCAGCCAAGGCGGCGGCGACAGCCACGGCGAATGATGCAATCGTAGCGGCGAATAAGACACGTGACATCGGGATCTTGCAGGAGCAATTGAAGACGACAGTGACAGCAGCGGATCCACTTGCATCCCAAACCCAAAGTTTTTTGACTTGGGCTGCACATGGTGATGTTTCCTTGAAGGAAGCAGTTGCGGTGTTGACTCCAGAAGTCGCCGAGATAGCCCGAACTGTAAATTGGTTGGCATCTTCCGGCGAAGATCCCAATTCGTGGTTTGTGACCAATTGGCGAAACACATTGGTAGCCTATACCAATGGGCTTGATACTGCTCTGGCTTGGCAAGCTCAAGACAACAAAGCCACCTCCCTTCGTTCCCAGATCACTGCCTTGGGGGGCACCCCCAGCTATGCCGTGGGTTCACCCTTTATTCCTTTCGATCAAACCGCCAATATCCACCAGGGGGAGATGATCATCGATCGCCGGAGCGCCGACGTGCTGCGCTCCTACGGCGTCCCCACCACCGGCGCCGCCGATAACCGGGAGGGAGTAGCAGAACAGAAGCGAACCACCGCCGAACTGCAAGCCCTGGTACGGCTGCAGTCGGCGGCCAATCAGGCTATTATCGAACGACTGGACGCTTCGGAAGATCGTTTGCGAACCATTGAGAATCAAGGGAGGTTGGCGGCATGAAGATCTGGCTGGCGGAAATCACGGCGTATAATCCCTCGACTCTGAACGAGATAACGCTCCGCTTCTGCTCAGGGTTGGGGTTTGTTACCGGACCAACTGAGACCCCGGCTGATACCCTGTATATACCGAGGATCACTCAACCTGCCCTGCTACGAAGAAATATACCAATACCAGGGGCAGATATAACCTCAACTAAATTGAGTTATGGCGAACTGGTTCTGGCTAATACTGATGGGGGACTCGACTATCTGACACAGCTGGACTTCTCGGGAAGGAGTATAACGCTTCGTTGTGGTGTCGGACCGTTGTATCCAGCCGACTTCCCCATAGAGTTAGTTGCAGTGGTTGACGATGTCAAAATAAATATGAGTGAGGTGTCGGTAAAGATAAAATCTCCTCGTATAAACTGGGATCAACCGATCACCACCGCTGTTTACGGTGGCACCAATTCGGGGGGAGCGGGGATCGACGGAGACGCGAACCTGAAAGGTACTTTGAAACCGGTATGCTTCGGAGCTGTTTATCTGATGTCTCCCGTGCTCGTCAATAGCTCCAAGTTGATATATCAGTACCACACCCCTGGAATTATTGCTCCCACGGTTAATTATATGGAGCCGGTCTTGAAGTATGCATTTGAAGGCGGAACGTTGATGGCATCCGGTGCTGGTTACACCTCTCAAGCTGACATGGAGGCAAATGCCCCTGCTGCCGGCTCGTTCCGAGTATGGTACGGAGGTGGCTGCATTCGGTTAGGGTCATCCCCCTCCAAGAAACTGGCTGTCAGTGTAGCGTCAGGCTCCCATTGTTGTTTTTGGTATCTACTCGAAGCACTCATTCGTGGGCCTGGCGGAGTGGTCGACAACGGTTTCGGTATATCCCAGGTGTCTACATCCGGATTTTATAATGATTCTATCGTGACAGATGACAGCATTGCCTCTTACGGTTTAGTTCTCCAGCAGGGGGACACGCTTTCAGGAGTGATAGACCGTCTCTGCCATTCCGCGGGGTATTGGTGGGGATTCAGAAAAAGTGGAATGTTCTGCGTCGGTGAGTATATTTCGGACGACTCCATAGCCGCCACATTAACTGCCAATCGAATAAAGTCGTTTGATCGCAATACTGCTCCAATGTACTGGCGGGTAACAATGAATTGCCAGAAGAACAACGCCGTACACAGTGATTCTGATTTTGCCGGTACAACAACCCTGGAGGAACGTCAGTACATGTCCAGGGAGTGGACTCAGGGGTTTAGACAAGACGTAAATATTCAGACTAGACATTTGTCGTCTCAAGAGCTTGTTATCGACAGCTTAAGCAGGTGGCCCTTATTCTTTAATACTTCTCCGATAGGAATCTGGTTGCGCATGGCAGGAGGCCAAGGAGGAACTACGCGTGAGGTGCTGACTGTGACCGTGATACTCGGTACTGCTGAACTTTCTATCATAGACATAGGTTCAAAAATTACGGTGCAAATGCCCAGATTGGGTTACACGACAGGCAAGGATTTTATTGTATGTGGTATTCAAACTGATCAGGCGAAGGGAATAGCTGATCTGACTCTCTGGGGGTAACATGAGCAACTGTCTGTTCGCCTGGCCGGATAGGACGCTGACCACGGCGACATCCGCGCCTACATTCTCCGGAGGGGCATGGTCCACCGCGCTCCCGTTAACCAATCTGCAGGATACCAAACTCGGATCAGTGGCCAGGTCAAGCAATGCCGCCGTCGGGTCAACTACGTTCGATATCGATTTGAAGACCACCAGGGAGATTCGGCTGGTCGCCATTCCTGATCATAACTTCAGTTTTGCCGCGACGATCCGCGTGCAGGTGGATACGGAAGCGACGTTCGCTCTCCCATATGCCGACAGCGGGACTCTATCCGTCTGGCCTCGTTATTACCCTGTCGGGATGCTGCCGGCTACCCACGAAAGTTATGCCGACGGGAAATTGACGCTGGAGGCGGCGGCAGGGCTCAGGTCCGGGTGGTGGTACGCTTTCCCTGCCACCGTGCAGGGCCGGTATCTCCGCGTCACCATTACCGACACCGGCAACTCCTCCGGCTATGTCCAACTTAACCGCTTCATCTGCGCTCCGGCGTGGCAACCGGAGATCAACATGACCTTCGGCGGATCACTGGCCTGGGTGGCCGATACCGACAGCAGCAAGACCCTGGGGGGAACAACGTATTTCGACCGGCGCACGCCACGAAGATCCCTGCAGGTAAATCTGGAAGCATTGACGCCGGAACAGGCCATGACCTGGCCCTTCGAGATGCAGCGGATACTGGGTATCGACGGAGAACTGTTCTTTGTCTATGACCCGGCGGACACGGTCCTCCTGATGAAACAGCGGAGCTTCCTGGCCAATATGCGGCAGTTGAACGCCATCGAATATCCCTACTACAATAGTCAGAAAACCGCCTTTGAACTGGTGGAAGTCCTCTGATTATAGTGGGTGATCCGGGGGTGTATTCAGGATGTCTTGATCGGAAGTTTTCAACAGGGAATTTACTTGAATATTTTGATGCAGTTCAGGAAACTTTTGCAGGGCAGTATGGGGTAGTTAAAAAGCCATTTAACCACTGTTGTTCACTCTCAAATAAAACGCAATTCACTCCCAAATAAAATGGCACGCTAGTGTGTATTTCGTATTGTGTCTTCTGTGTGTCTCCTGAAAATAAAAAGGAGCCAGCATTTAAGCTAACTCCTTGTTATTATTGGTGGGCGATGCTGGTTTCGAACCAGCGACCCCTGCCGTGTGAAGGCAGTGCTCTCCCGCTGAGCTAATCGCCCTTGAATTGTGTTGCTTTAAATAACAGATGCCGCTGTTGCTGTCAAGAAAGTTTCATTCCGTTCCCGGATAAAGCGGAAAAACGGCCACCCCCCTCCCCATCCCAGCCACCGGATCAGAAGAGAGTTTTCTCAGCATCTTCAGCAATTCACCTTGACACCGGAAAGCCCCCCTTGTTATAGTTCCCCCCGTTAATTCAAAGAGTTTCCTTGCACGGAGATCATGACCATGCCGCTGGAACAGGGACAAATTCAGGTATATACCGGTAACGGCAAAGGGAAGACTACGGCAGCGCTGGGACTGGCGCTGCGCGCCTGCGGCCGGGGTCTCCGGGTCTTGATGATTCAGTTCATGAAGGGGGGTGGGCCTTACGGCGAACATATCGCAGCCGAAAAGCTGGCGCCACTCCTCACCATCATCCCCAGTGGCAGACCCGGCTGGGTGAAACGCCCGATTCCAGATCCCGAGGATGTGGAACTGGCCCGGACAGCCTTTGCCAAGGCGACTCTGGCGGTGACCGGCGGGGAGTACGATCTGGTAATCCTGGATGAGATCAACGGCGCGATTTCCTTCAACCTGATCCCCCTGGATGACCTGCTCACCCTTATGAAACAGAAACCGGCAACAGTGGAACTGGTGCTCACCGGTCGTGATGCACATGAAGAGGTCATCTCCGCCGCCGATCTGGTGACCGAGATGCAAGAAATCAAGCATTACTACCGGGCTGGGGTGCCTTCCCGGGAGGGGATAGAGAAGTAACCAAACAGCGTGACGGTATCGTCTACCTATTTATTTAAAGGGAGCAGCCTATGTCAGAAAGAAAACTGCGCATATTAGTCGGCAAACCAGGCCTTGACGGCCATGACCGTGGGGCAAAAATCATCGCCCGAGCCTTTCGTGATGCCGGGTTCGAGGTCATCTACACCGGCCTTCA